TAAGGATTATGCAGGGATCAGCCAATCTGACTTTGCAACAAAGTACGGCTGGCTAAGAATGGACACCGGAGATTTAATAGTCTCCCTGACAGTTAATACACCAATTGACCAAGATGCAGATGTAACCGGTAAAGGATTGATGTTATGGCAAGGCGGATCGTCTTCGCCAACACAGTCGATGTTCAGCGGACAGTACAGGGTGCTTACTATACAAAACAATTTTGCAAATGGTAAATTTGAACAGGTGTTAAAACTTGCTAGATATATAAACGGCGATGTAGCCAGCGGACTTGCAACATTGACCAATGATGCAGTATCAAATAGTAGAACTAATCAACAAGCCGGAGGCGGATAATAAATGGGTGTATCAGATAACATACGCAGAGCTGGTCCGTCAAAGACCGCTGTAATTGATCAAAATAAACTTGGGCTCAAAGTAGATCCAGGACCTTATGTGGCCACAGTAATGGAGCACGTAAAAGGCAACCGACTTGGTCAGTTAAAAGTTTTTATTCCTGAGTGGGGCGGCAAGATCTCTCCAACCACAGAATATACAACAGTTAGTTACGCTAGTCCGTTTTATGGAAAAACATACGGCACAGATAGTCAAGAACTTCCAATTGACAGCCCTGCTACCAGTGGGCAGAGTTATGGAATGTGGATGATACCTCCGGACATTGGCAACAAAGTTTTAGTGATGTTTGCCAATGGAGATCGAGATCGAGGGTTTTGGCTAGGTTGCATCTATGATAGTTCAAGCCACCATATGGTTCCAGCAAATGGACGGGCCATTGGCGGCAAAGATAAAACCATGGTTCCTCCCGGGGATCAAAGTGTATCAATAGGCAACGACAGCGTACTACCAGTGACCGAATACAACGCAAAAGTGGACACAGCTTTCCAGAGTGATGGATTGGTGGCAACTCCGCGTTACGCACATCAATATCAAACAGCAGTATTATTACAGCAAGGCTTAGACAGAGACCCAATTCGTGGCGCAATTAGTTCTAGCAGTATGCGTGAAGCACCTAGCAATGTCTACGGTATTAGCACGCCCGGTCGTAGTGCAACCAAAACACCACAACTTGGAACCGACAAAGATTTAGTAATATTTAGAAAAGGCGGCCACAGTTTTGTCATGGATGACGGCGCCGCTGGCGATGATATAAATTCTGAAGGTACAGATCAACTTATCAGATTGCGTACCACAGGTGGACATCAAATCTTAATGAATGACACAGAAAATGTATTGTACATCGGCAGTCAATCCGGTGACACCTGGTTAGAATTCAGCAAAGAAGGACAACTACACGTATTTTCTAGTAACGGGATAAACTTACGCACCAAAGGTGTGATGAATTTTCACAGTGATGCCGCTATTATTATGCAAAGTCCAGTAATACAAATGAATGCTTCTGACACCACCGGGCAAGGCGGGCAGAGTGCAATTATTATGAATACCACCGGGCAAATGGCAATAAAAGCCACAATGGGTGCAAGCATTGCCGCAGATGGTCCGCTATCATTGAGCAGTTTGTCAATGGGTTCATTTAAATGCGGCGCAATGTTAAGTCTGTCATCTGCAGGAATGACCAGTGTATACGGAACCTTGTTAAAATTAAATACTGGCATGCCAGGAATACCAACCATAGTAACAACCACGCCAACCAACGTACTGCAAGATACCATTTATTCCGACGGTACAAAAGCATGGGTATCGTCCACTGGGGCAGTATCGTCTGCGTGTACACAAGTACCCGCACATGAGCCTTGGGTCAGCACAGACGGAAAGAGTCGCCCAACTCCAAAAATTCCAGGGCAAAGTGGTAATAGCCTTGCAGGGTTTGCAACAGCAGCTGCAATGTCGGGGTTAGTTGGTTCACTGACCAGCAGTTTGTTTGGATAAAATATGGCAACAGATCAAGGCATACGACAATCTCAGGGTGTAGCAGTTACAAACACACTACCACTGAGCTGGCTAGGCAGGGCTGACGCACCATCGGGACTACCAACCTGGGCTACAATTGGAAAGCTATCCCCTAACCAAACTAAGTGCCTGGTTGCAGAAATAGGCTACGATCAAAGCCTTTGGGATTATGCCAAAGTTGGAGAAGATAATCAAGTTGGACGATATCAATTCTCTGCTGAAACGTTGGAATCATATGGTATATTAGCACCAGGGTCAGTCACAGAATACGGAAATGACGCTGTTAATTATCTGCATTGTTGGACTCCTTCGATGATGCGTAGCAATGTAAATTCATATTTAAATTACATGTACAGCTCAACTAGTTTACAAAGTTTTTTAATAAACACAATAGCCCAAGATCATTTGGCATATAAAATTATCAGTGACCTACATATAGGTCTTAAAAAAATAAATGCAATTACACCCGATGACAATGCAGAAGTCGCAGCCGGTATGATTTATGTCGCCTGGAATTTGGGTGTTGGTACAGGAATTACAAATACAGATGCTCGGGGAACAGGTGCGTATGCTTGGAGATACAGCGGAATGGGGGACGGTGGTGAATACTACAATGTTGGTAGGTATGCAGTAAGTGTACTGAGCCGTTAATTAAATAAATATTACTATGATTACATACAAAGGCTTTAGCACATTAGTTACACCAAAAAAGTTTAAAGTCACTGATTTTGAATTATCTAAGCGTGACCTATTAAATTACTTTAGCATACGCAAGGGCGAAAAGCTAATGCAACCAAACTTTGGAACAATAATCTGGGATTTGTTGTTTGAACCATTGAATGATGACATACAACAGCTAATCACCGACGACATAAATCGAATTATAGGATACGACCCTAGACTCAGAGCAGGGCAAGTATCGGTCACACAACAAACTAACGGCTTTTTGATTCAAATAACATTGTTGTACGTTCCGTCAGATCAAACTGAAACCATTGGTTTAAACTTTGATCAAAATTCTAAGAATTTAACTTCAATAGTAGACTACAATTAACTGTCCATATTATTATCTAAATAAATAGTTTATATAGGTAAAAATATGGCACAGAATACACGTCAAACAAATCTTCTAGTACAGCAGGACTGGACTAAAATCTACCAATCGTTTGCAAACGCAGACTTTACTAGCTACGACTTTGAAACGCTGCGTAGCACAATGATTGGTTATTTACAGCAGTATTACCCAGATACCTTCAACGACTTCTTAGAAAGCAGTGAGTACCTTGCACTCATTGACATGATTGCTTTCTTGGGACAAAGCCTAAGTTTCCGCACAGATTTAAACACACGTGAAAACTTCATGGATACTGCACAACGCCGTGACAGTATTCTTAAACTTGCACGTATGTTGAGTTACAACCCACATCGTACAACAAGTGCTAGTGGCCTATTAAAGATCGACAGCGTTAAAACCACAGAATCTGTCTACGACAGCTCGGGCAACAATCTAGCCAACGCTACCATCCACTGGAATGACATTGCCAACGACAATTGGTTAGAGCAGTTTACCAACATTCTAAATGCAAGTTTAGTATCTAGTCAAACAATTGGCAAGCCGGGTAACAGTCAAAAGATCTCAGGAATTCAAACCGACGAGTACGCAATTAACCTAAACACCAACACACTACCTATTGCTGGTTTTACAGTTAACGTACAAGGCGCACCAGTTAACTTTGAAGCAGTCAGCGGCACCAGTTTAGGCGAATCCTACATCTACGAAAAAGATCCAACTGTCACTGGACAATTTAATGTTTTGTATAGAAATGACAACAACGGAAACGCCAGTAACAACACCGGCTTCTTTATGTTCTTTAAACAAGGATCAATGCAGGCCACTGATTTTACAATTACCAATGCTATTCCTAATAATTATGTTCCTGTGCTGACCAATAATATTAACAGCACAGACCATTGGTTATATGCCCTAGATGCTGACAACAATATTCAAACAATGTGGGAAGAAACTCCGGCGTTACCGGGTATCAATGTTATCTATAATCAGTTAACAAATAAAAATTTATATCAGCTAAACACAACCAACAACGATCAAGTTAACATTGTGTTTGGTGACGGGTCATTCTCTAACATTCCGTCTGGACCTTTTAGATTCTACTTCCGTACCAGTAACGGTGCAAGCTATACAATTAATCCAGATGATCTAAGTTCTGTAATTGTTGCATTTAACTACGTTGGTAAAAATAGTGCATTGCATACATTAACAGTTACAGCAAGTTTAAAATACACAGTGACCAATGCTAGTTCTGCACAGTCACTGGAGAGTATTAAAATTAGTGCGCCCCAGCAATACTATACACAAAATCGTATGATTACTGCGGAAGATTATAATATCTTCCCGTTGACTAGTTTTAACAGTATTCAAAAGATTAAAACAGTTAACCGCACAAGTTCAGGTGTTAGTTTATATCTAGATTCATTGGATCCAACTGGTAGTTATTCTAGCACAAACGTATTTTGTGCTGATGGCATTATATCTGCAAACGCAGAAATCAGTTCCACTACCTTTGATTTCTTGAATACCAATGACATTTATTCTGCTATCTACAATGATGTTGTGCCTATCATTGGTAGTACAGAAATGATTAATTACTATTATGCCAACTACCCTAAATTTAACAGTCCGGAAACTACAATTGAATTTAGTCAAACAACTTCTTCAACTTCTGCAAGTTCAGGATATTTACAGTTTGATGGCGACACATTGCAGATTGGTAATGGCATTAACGGCAATTTACAGTATGTTAACACAGGTGCAAGTCTAAGATTCTCTGCACCAGTTGGCCAATATTTTAACAGTCAAAATGCATTACAGACAGGAACTCCAAGTGCGGCCGGAGATAAATTAAGTTTTTATGCATCAGTGACTAGTATTATTCCCAATGATGATGCATACACTCCTAGCTTAGTTAACTTCGGAACACGAGTACCTACTGGCGCAATTTTAAGCGATGAAGGTTTGATAGGGGCAAATAGTATTATTCCTCCGTATCAAACAGATTTGAGTACAAGTTTAATTGGAACAGCTATCTCTCAAATTAACGCAAAAGTTAATTTTGGATTAACCTATGATCAGGAAAATCAAACGTGGATTAATATTCCTCCTGCAAGCATTAGTGCTAGCACAGATTGGTTAATGAAATTTACCTATAATCAAGGACGTTATACTGTACAAAGTAAAATTTTAAAATATGTATTTTCTAGTGTGGGCGAGACTACATTCTATTTTGATCCTACTGTGCGTGTGTATGACTCAACCACGGGTACCACAGTCCCCGACACAGTTAAAGTATTAAAAATTAACACAGAACCAGGGTCAAATTCGCCAATTGGTAAAGACATAGTCTGGCAAATATATAACAATGTAGTTGATGTAACTGGCTATGCAGAAACAGATCGCATCTTAGTTAAACCACCAACAATACAAATGGATTCTGTTCCCGATAATCCTGATTTGTATGAATTGATTGCTGGTACAGATGTATCTCGTGGCGATTTATATTTCCAGTGGCAACATAATAGTCCAAGTAGAAATCGTATTGATCCAACCCCAGTTAACATTATGGATGTTTATATACTAACAGCCGACTATTCTACTAGTTATATAGAATGGATACAAGACTTAACAGGTACGGTATCTGAACCCAATGCACCTACATCAAGTAGCCTAGAAATTGCATATAATACACTAGAAGATTACAAAGCAGTTAGTGATACATTAATTTATAATCCAGCAAAATTTAAACCGTTGTTTGGATCCAAAGCAGATTCATCCTTGCAAGCACGATTTCAGGTTGTTATTAATCCAGCAAGTAGTATGACACCGAACGAAATGAAGAGTCAGGTTATTGCGGCTATTAACAAATACTTTGATCTGGCCAATTGGGACTTTGGCGATACATTTTATTTCAGTGAATTAGCGGCATATCTACACAATAAATTAGCACCAAACTTGGCTAGTATATTAATTACCCCCGATGATGCTGGACTAGTATTTGGTAATTACTTCCAAATTAATTCTGAACCATGGGAAATTATTACATCTGCGGCTACTGTTAATGACATTGATGTAGTTAGCGCAGTAACAGCGGCACAACTGAACCTTGGCAACACCCTAATAGGTACATATTAATGAGTCTTTTTAATACAATCAATTTCTTACCTGAAGTATTCCGTACTTCACCAAACCAGGCGTTCCTTAGTGCAACCATGGACCAGCTGGCGACAGACTCGTATAATGTTCCATTGGACGGATATATTGGCAGAACATTTAGCCCTACATATAAGTCCACTGATAATTATGTACCCGAGGTCAACAACGAGCGTAGCCGCTATCAACTCGAGCCTACTGTAGTGGTGCAAGACGCAAATAAGAAAGTTAAGTTTAAATCTGATTATACTGATCTGCTGCACCATATTAAAAGTTCTGGCGGCATTAGCACCAATCATCAACGTTTGTTTAGTGCCGAGTGCTATAACTATGACGGTAAATTTGACTACGATAAGTTTGTAAACTATTACAAATATTATTGGATGCCCGACGGCCCTGACGCAGTAGACATTTACAGCAACGAAGTTCCGTATCAAAATGATTATGTAGTAACACGTAGTACAGGTACTGGCGGGTATTTATTTACTGGGACCGGTACACAACCAAACACACAATTAACATTGGCACGTGGCGGCACCTATACATTTACAGTTAACCAACCCGGATTCCGATTTTGGATACAGACTAATCCCGGAATTAGTGGAACTGTGCCGGGGTTGCCAACAGTCACAACACGTGATATATTTGGTGTAACAAACAATGGCATAGAGACTGGCGTTATTAGATTTAATGTTCCATTATCAACAGCACAAGACTTTTATATCAACATGCCAATCGCGGCCACTGTGGATGCATTAGTAACAAATATTAGTTACACAAAGATTCAAAATCGTTTACTCAGCGAGTTCTTGGCAGAATTCCCAACGGGGTTTGATGGTATTAATAATCAATTATCTGGAAAGAGTTTTGTACTCATCAATGGAGAATATGATGACCTCCAATGGACCACTCCAGCAATGCCTACTGAATTTACTGGCACAGATACCAGCGATATTGTTCCGGGATATATTGTACCCGAAGAGCGTAGAGTTTACGGATGGAGAGTTGAATTAGTTGCCACAGATTTAACTAACACTGACTATGTAATTCAAATACACCCGCAATACACCATTGAGATTAGAGAAAAAGTTTTTGTACGTGCAGGATTAACTTATGCATCTAGTGAGTATTGGGTAGATCCTAACTACCGTTATAAAGATGTTCCTATTAATACATCTGCTGCTGAGTACTTGTATTTTCAAGACGGCACTAATCCCGCCTACGTAGGACAAATTAAATTAGTAAACAATATCAATTCAACTATTGACGTTGACAATGAGATACTAGGAAAATCAAGTTGGTGCAGCCCAAATGGCGTAAATCTAACCAATGGGTTGAAACTTTCTTTTGATTCAAACGTTATCCCTGCGGCGTATGCCAATAAAGAATTTTATGTAGAAGGTGTTGGTACAAGCATCAATCTTGTGCCGGTTGACCAATTGGCCGTACCCGAATCTTACGGTGAAAATATTGATGTTAGTCCTGATTACATTACAATTAATCGAGGAAGTCAAGACCGTAATGGGTGGAGTAGATATAATCGTTGGTTCCATGTTGATGTGTTGACTGCAACAGCAGGGTATAACAGAGCCGATATTAACTATGGGCCAAACATCCCTGCACGTCGACCCATTATTGAATTTAATCCAGGATTACAACTTTTTAATTACGGTAGTCGAAGCATCGACAATGTAGACATTGTTATTTTTGAACCAACTGACGCCTTTAATGAGGTTGAAGGGCAAGCAACGGCATCAGTGGATGGAGTAGCAGTTCAGCAGAATGATTACATTGTATTTGCAGACGACTATGACACAAACGTAAAAAATAAAATTTGGGAAGTAATTATTGAGATAATCAATGGATCAAATTATATTACTCTAATAGATACAGGTTTAACTGTTACCAATGGATCCAATGTACTGGCGCTCAGGGGAGGAAACCAAGGTAAAAGTTTTTACTACGATGGCACAAATTGGCATGAGGCCCAGGCTAAAGCACAGATTAATCAACAACCAAACTTTGATCTAGTAGATGCTAACGGGTATAGCTTTGCAGACAATACAGTATACCCAGGCAGTACGTTTGTTGGTACGTGTGCATTTCGATATAAAGAAGGGACAGGCACAAATGACTCAATTCTTGGGTTTCCATTGTCTTATCAAACGTTTAACAACATTGGTGATATTGTATTTGAAAATTGTTACGACAAAGATACATTTACCTACGTTGATGATTTAACTACTGTTACAAAAAAACATAGCCAGGGCTATTTTGCCGTTAACAACGGAACCACTGTTACCAAAGAAACAAATTGGGTAACTAGTGTTGAGGATACAAAACAGTATCAATTGTTTACAAAATTCTATGATGGGCGCACAGTTGCAATTAATGGAGTTGACCGAGCATTTGTTCAAGTTGATGTATTACCGAACACAGAAGAAGGATTAATTCCTTATACAAAAGTATTTTTAAATAACAGATTGTTAACTGCTGGTGTAGATTATAATATTGTTGCTTACGGGGTTTACCATTTAGTTGAGATGACATCTCTTCCTTCTGTGGGAGATAAGATTGATGTACAAATATTCAGCGACACTATTAGTAAAATTGGATATTATGAAATTCCAAAGAATTTAGACTCAAATCCATTAAACGAAAATTTCCCAACAATTACGTTGGGACAGCTACGTACACACTATAACAAGTTAATAGAAAACTACGCTGGGGTAGGAAAAACCCAGGACACATACTTAAAAGCGCAAATTGGTACTATTACTCATCATAGCAGTCCTTTGGTATATGCGGCAACGTTTTTAAACGACCCAGTGGTTAATTTTACTACAGGTATTAATCTAGCTAGAAAAGAATATACTAGATTTAAAAATAAATTTTTAAGTTTATGTGCTTCATTGACTACGTTAAATTATAACAACCCAGCCAGTGGTGTTGACACAATTTTACAATCAATTAATTCAGTTAAGAATAATAGCTTTCCGTGGTTTTACAGTGACATGGTTCCACAGGGCGGTAATTATACTACATTAACTTATACAGTATTAAACGCACGTCAGGCAAACTACGAACTTAATTCTATCTTTGATGTAACTCAATTGAGTAACCGTGCAGTATTAATCTATGTCAATGGTACACAGCTAACTTTAGACGCAGATTATACGTTTAGTACAATTGTTCCTGCAGTTACAATTACTAAAACTCTAGTAGTTGGTGACATAATTACTATCCGAGACTATTTTAACACCGACGGGAACTATATCCCCGAAACACCGTCTAAACTGGGACTATATCCAAAATTTGAACCTGAAATATATCTAGACGACACATACCAAACTCCTGTTTCAATGATCCGTGGACACGACGGCTCGATTACTCCTGCATTTGGAGACTTCAGAGATCAATATCTATTAGAGCTTGAGAAACGTATCTATAATAATATTAAAGCTAATTATCTAACCAATGAATTAAATCGCTTTGACATTATACCCGGACGATTCCGACAATCCGATTACTCACTGGAAGAATTTAATCAACTCTTGACACAAAACTTTTTACAGTGGGTTGGCTCCAATGGTGTAGATTACACCACAAACTCTTGGTATAATGCCTCTAATCCGTGGACATGGAATTACTACGGTCTTCCTGATACGGTTAACCGTAGTTCATTGCAAGGTTCTTGGAGAGCTGTTTTTAAATATTGGTATGACACCGACCGACCAAATTTGGCTCCGTGGGAGATGTTGGGTTTTAGTAGTATACCAAGTTGGTGGTTAGACCGGTACGGAGAAGCACCCTATACCAAAGGTAATCTAACATTATGGGACGACTTAGAAGCAGGCTACATTTGGAACAATGGAGATCCGTATACCGATCTAAGATTTGCACGTCCTGGGTTAAGCACATTTATTCCTGTTGACTTTTCGGGTAATTTGTTGAGCCCAAATTTAATTCCGTTATCAACTTTATCAACTAGCAAATATGTAAATGGAAGTTTTGCGGTTGGGCAACAAGGCCCAGTTGAAACTGCCTGGCGCAATAGCAGTGATTATACATTTGCGGTACAAGTTGCTTTTGCATTGGCCAAGCCTGCGGAATATTTTGCTACACAAATTGATACATCGTTGGTGTACAGAAATCCTATAACTAATCAGTTTAGCACAGCAGAGAACATAAAAATTACTCCGAGTATTTTAAAAGTAAATGGCGATACTACGCTTGGCACAATTAAACGTACATCTGGTTATATTAACTGGATCGGAGACGGGATTAAAAATCTTGGAATAAATCCTGCAATTACATTACAAGACTATTTTAACAATATGACTGTTCAGTTATCGTATAAAGTAGCTGGATTCACTGATAAGAATTTATTAACAGTTTCTGCAGAACAAACAACACCAAGCTCAACTAACGCTAGTGTTATTATTCCAGACGAAAACTATAGAATTTATCTAAGTAAGTCTGTGCCTGTTAGTACAGCCACATATAGTGCAGTTATCGTAGAAAAAGTAACAGGTGGATATTCAGTAACCGGATACGACCTAAGCAATCCATTCTTTACTATTATCCCTAGCATTGCAAGTAGTAATAGTACTGTTATTTCTGCTAGCGGTGTTGGCGCTAAAGTATATAATGACTCCACTGGAACCTCAACAAAAATTCCATATGGCACAGAATTTACTACCTTACAACAGGTAGTTGATTTCTTAGTAAGCTATCAACGGTACCTAACTGCACGTGGATTTATATTCACTGAGTTTAGTAGAGATTTACAAAAACAAAAAGACTTTATATTAAGTGCTGAAGAATTTTTATATTGGAGCCAACAAGGTTGGGCCAATGGTACTATTTTAGTATTAAATCCAATCACTAATAAATTAATTTTCTCTTCGTACTTTACTGTAGTTGATGAAATTACAAATGCACCAACTAGCAGCAGAGTATTGGATCAAAATTTTGTTCCTATTAAATCAACTTCTTTGACCTTGCTTAGAGATAGTGTGTTTACAAAAGAACAGGCCGAGCCAGTTAACGTCATGACCATGGAAGTAATTAATGGCTCATATGTATCGTTGGCTAAATTAAATCTAGTACAGTACGAGCATACATTGATATTTGATAACGTTGACGACTTTGGCGATATTATCTATGTACCATCGCAAGGAACACGTCAATATCGTTTAAAACTCAGTGGCGAAAAAACTGGCGGATGGAACGGTATGTTGTTTGCACCGGGATATGTGTATAGTGACCCGAAGATATTAACGTGGGAAACTAACTACGATTATAAGACCGGTGATATTATTACATTCAGCAGTAACTACTATACTGCTACAAAGAATATTCCTGCAAGTTCAAAATTTGATGCTACACAATGGAAACAAATTTCTTCAGATGACATCCGTACCGGATTATTGCCATCCTTCGGTCACAACGCACAGAAATTTGCAAACTATTATGATGTAGACAATCCACCTCCTGAGGAAGATCTACAGTTGTTCAGTGCAGGCTTAATTGGATTTAGACAAAAACCTTACCTAACAGATTTAGGTATTAGCATTCCTAATCAGACTAAGTTCTATCAAGGGTATATTAAACAAAAAGGCTCCCGCAATTCGATTAATGCGTTGACTAAAGCCAACTTCGAAAACGTTCAAGGTACTGTAACAACCTACGAAGAATGGGCATTCTTAATTGGTAAGTACGGAGACTTTTCTCGTAATCAGTACAATGAATTTATTTTAGATCAGTCAATTTTTAATACGAACCCTGTTGCGTTTACCTATGCGTCAGAGTATAGTACAACGCACAGCGATATTATTGACTTGTCTTCGGCTAACATTTATAACTCTAGCAATTTGAGTAGTACAACAACATCTATCTACAACAACAGAGTTGACAGCACATATATTACAGATCTGCCAACTGCGGGGTTTGTACACTTGGATGATGTTGAGTCCACATTGTTTAATATTGCTAATGCAACACCGGCTGATGTACTTGAAGTGGGATCGGGTCACAAAATATGGGTAGCTAAAGACAGCCAAGAAAATTGGAACGTATTGCGTGTAACAGAAACTAAATTAATTGCAACAAAGATCAACTATATGTTAGATTCTTATGCACAGCTATTCTTCAACGGCAATCACAGTTTTGAAGTTGGCGATTCAATGGTGTTAACTAACTTTAATACTATCTACGGAAACTATAATGGTGTGTACACAGTTGAGGCTGTTCCTAATAGTTCATCTATTACAATTACAGTATCCCCAACGGCAGGCAATAACTTATTGTACTTGGTACAAAATAGTCCTTTAACTGCCGCAGGCACAGTATATGCCCTTGAATCAATGAAGATTGATTTAATCACTGATATAACAAATATAACTCCATTAAACGGATGGAGAGACTACGATCGTGTATGGGTTGATTCGGCAACAGAAAACGGATGGGGGGTGTATACTTACAGTCGTCCGTGGGATGCTAATACAGTATCAGAAATTACTCCAGTATCATTATCATCTAATGAAAGATTTGGTAGTGCTATTCGTATAAGCTCTAACACAGAATATGTTTACACTGGTAGTCCCGGTGAAGGCAGGGTATACGCAAATATTATTAACAGTTCGTATGCTAATATCATTGTATCAAATGCAAACTCTAGTTTTGGATCTGCAATTGAGTCTCAAGGTAACCTATTAGTGGTTGGCGCACCAACTGACGGAAATGTACACGTTTACTTACATAGTACCTCTGCAAATACCATCACAAAATTACAAACAATACATTCAAGTAATGTTAGCGGGCGCTTTGGTACAAGCATTGCAATGAGCACAGATCAACGGTGGTTATATATTGGCGAGCCCGGCAGTGATGTGGTTCAGGCATATTGGACCGCTAACATTGGTGCCAATGCATACTACGACCGTGTTACAGCATTTGGCACAGGCACAGGTAATGTTGGCTACAGCGTTAAAACCAATGGGTCAACTATATTTGTGGGCGCACCAAATGCAACCAATGAAGAAGTGAATAACGGAAATGTGTATGTGTTTACACGCACATCCAATGCATTTGCGTTGAGCAATACATTGTCAAGTAACTGGAAAAACGAAAATGCTAATTTTGGTGCAAGTTTGGCAGTCGATGGCACAGGCGGAAACTTATTTGTGGGAATCCCAGGGTCTACACAATCAGGGATTTATAACGGTCGCGTAGAACGATATATTAAAGATGGTAGCAATTATGTATTTAATGAGTATATTGAACATCCCAATGAAGAAATTGGAAACTTTGGTTCTAGTATAAGTGTTAGCAGTGACGCAGTAGCATTGGTAGTTTCAAGTCAAGGTTCGTCGGGCAGAGAAGAGACAACATTTGATGACAACGCAACAGTTATTGACGGACAATCGACTATATTCATTGATTTAATCTTTAACAGTGGCGCGGTATATTTGTTTGAACCATTAATTGATCGCACAGACGCTGGTACGCTGGGTGAGTACATTTACGTACAAGAACTTGAAACACAGATCAATACCGGAGATCAATATGGCACAGCCATTGATGTCACTAGAAGCAAAATTGCTATTGGTGCCCCAGGCACAAACAGCAATGCTGGTGCAGGATATTTGTTAAACAATCCAAACGAAGATACTGTATGGATGTTAACACGTGAGCAACAGCCACAAGTTGATATTAACAGTATTAATCGCACGTTCTTGTATAATAAAACAAATGACAATATTTTAACTTCAATTGATTACATCGATCCTAAGAAAGGAAAAGTATTAAATTCTGTTGGGAAAGACATCGACTATTACAGAATTGGCGACCCCGCAGTTTACAATGCAGGCACTGGTGTGCTGAACCCGGGCTTCCATTGGGGTCCTAATCAAGTTGGGAAAATTTGGTGGGATTTAGATTCTGTTAGATTCATTGAATACGAACAGGATATATTGTCATACCGGTTAAACAACTGGGGCAAGATGTTTGATGGTAGTACAGTAAATGTATACCAGTGGGTGGAAAGCTCTGTGCTACCGAGTCAATATAGAATATATGGAGGACGTGGTACCCCGGTATTTGATAATGACTCGGCATATTGTACTTACGGATGGGTCGATCAGCGCGGCACAGTACATTTAAAATATTATTTCTGGGTAGCCGGATTAGATGAAATCGCTAAAAATAAAAGCAATAGCGTTATTAGTATTACAGCAGGAATTGAAAATCCGCAAAGTCAAGGTGTTACTTACGCAACGGTATTAAGAAATGATACGTTGGCATTGTATAACATCAATAGTTTATTAACAGGTACAAATAGCGTACTACACGTTGAAAAACGTACAATTGACGCCGGATTGATTCACAGCGAATATGCATTAATTCAAGAGGGTAACCCAACAAGCAAGATTCCTGGTATATTACTGAATAAATTTGTAGACAGCATTGCAGGACAAGACGCCGCAGGCAATGTAGTTCCTGATCCTACACTAACTCCAGCACAAGCATATGGTATTAGTGTACGCCCACGCCAGGGAATGTTTATTGATAAATCTCTTGCATTGTTGAATTATGTTGGTGTAGTCAATGAAAAGTTAATTAGCTACCCTGTAGTCGAACGTAAAGTTTTAACTACACTAAACAGTAGTGAAACAATACCTCCGGTAAACTCCGGAGCATATGATCTTATTGTTGCAGACTCTGACGAATTAACTTATGTTGATACTAACATGATTTCAGATGGGTATCGAGTATTAGTGTCATCTGTTAGAACACAATCTGGTAAATGGGTAATATATGAATGGGACGGCAACGTATGGAATGTTGCTATCCGCGAAGACGAGTCTGATTGGATACAAAATTACAAAACTAATCTATATTGGGACTTTGTAGATTATTATGATCCGTTATTTGATTCAACGACCACAGTGGATTATACTGTAGATACTATTCTTGATTTTGGAAAATTGACATTGGTACCCAATACCTATGTTAAAATTTTAGACGCAGGATCGGGAAATTTTGCAATTTATTATATTGATTCTAGTTTGAATAAAACTTTGGTTGGTATTGAAAACGGAACAATTCAGATTAGCACAGGCGTTATTCCTCCTAAAGAATTGCGACAAATTCTAATAGCAATTCAAACAGAAGTATTAATTGATGACCTAGCAGCTGAGTTTAACCAAGTATTTTTCTTATTGGTCAAATATGCATTAACTGAACAAAAGAATTTAGATTGGGTATTTAAAACTAGTTTCTTAAGTGCTACACAGTACATTCGTAAGCTACAACAATTCCCATCTTACATTCCTGACAACCAAAACTATTATTTGGATTATATCAACGAAGTTAAACCATATAGAACTATATTGCGTGAATTTGTCGTAGATTATCAGGGCGATGATAAATTTGATGGTGACGTTACAGATTTTGATTTGCAACCATATTGGGATGCTAACTTAAAAGTATATCGTAGTCCCAGCGGCGAACAACGATATGATAGTAGTTTAGTTACATCTGGAGTGTATTCCCAGTGGAACAACAAACATACATATAGTGTGGTTGACGTTGTAGTTGACGTACCAGGAACTGGATTTAATTCTCCTCCCCAGATTATCATTACTGGTGGCGGTGGCACAGGTGCTACAGCAGTTTCTGCCATTGATGGTAACAGTGGAGTTCTGAGTATTACTATAACAAATGCTGGAAGTGGATATACCTCAACCCCACTTGTAACTATTAACGGTACAGGTTCGGGTACAGTAGCATATCCAATTCTTCGCAATGTTTGGACTCCCAATTTTGTTAACTCCGGCGACGGTTATACTGGGCATAACATTGTCAGAAGTATTAAAACTACAATAAAGTTTGATCGTATTAACCATGCGCCAGCAAATACATTTGTGATGTGGGATGAAGTAAGCAGCGGAGATGTAATACCTGTTGATACTATACTAGTATTAGGAACGTCATTGTATAAGTTAACTGATGAATATACTGTTGATCCTACATTAGAATTCCCGTTGGCAAACGTAATAGTGATTGCTACAAGTTCGTTTGATAATGCCAATGATCGTATTGTTTCATCCAAGGGAAACATTAACCTGTCAAAGACGCAATATGGACTAGAGTATCCTGGTGTAAAAGTTGATGGAAATACCTATGTTGGTGAATACATTGATTCTACTATTTCAAGTCGGTACACAGATTCAATTGGTGTAGCACCCAGTGACATTATTGTCGACGGCGGTAGATATTATGACACTTACAATAGTCATGCGCCTGAAGAAATGGTACCGGGTATTATATTTGATAGTTTAAACTTACAAGTATTTGAAGCAAATTTAGCATATCGAGTATTTAAAAATATGCAAGATGTTGAAAACTATACACGGGTATCATCTGCAGGGTCAACAGATCTAGCTGCCAATCTGTCAATCACTGATACATTAATATATGTCACGGATGTGTCTACATTGCCGCCTCCTAATCCCGAAGGCGGTATCCCTGGTATTGTATTCATTAATGGTGAAAAAATTACATACTATGAATATGATTTAGACAATAATACTCTTGGTCGTATCCGACGTGCTGTAGACGGTACCGGAGGCGCCGCATTACATACTGTAGGTAGCCGTGTAGTCGATGCAAGTTTGCAACAGAAGATTCCGTTGACAACCTTCACTGAAGCAAACATTGGATTGGCTCCTGTTACCTATCCCGCAGTAGATTCAGCAACATTAAAACTAGTGCTGAATACAAACATTACAGCAAATGTTGGAGATTATATCACTGAGTATTTTGTAGGCGGAACAGTTGCTGCTAACTTGTTAGTAATTGAGAGGACCGTTAATTCCAATACTGTTCCTGTAGTAACATTAACAGGCACAATAAGTTTACTTACAGGTAATACAGTACAATTAAATGGTACACACGTTGCTGGTAATGTAGTAAGTGGAAATCCATTGGGAATGGTATCTTCGGGAGGTGAAGTGACCCTGGCGGCAAATACAGTAGTAACAACCGGCACAATTTGGTATGCACTAGGGTCAGGTACTCCAACAAATGGGCTAGGACTAGAGAACAGCAATACAATACAGAGTAATTTCTTATTGGATCAACCAGGGTATACGCCATGATAAATACTGAAACGCCGAGTTCTAAGAACCAAAATATAGATAAAATAGAGGAAAAAGCAGTGGAAAACAAACAACAACGCCCAAACGAATCTTCGGGGATTTACGTTAGAGGGCACATTAAGATTTTTGACCCATCATCGGGGGAAGTTTTTATCGACAAGGCTAACGCTATTCACTATGAAAACTTTTCTGTTGCTTTGGCTAACTCTATTGCTGACAAATCGCAGAACTTTATCTATGAAATGAACTTTGGTAATGGTGGCACATCAGTTGATCCCACAGGTATTATTACATATTTGCCAACTAATACCACAGGGCAAAACAGTAATTTATATAATCCAACATACGCTAAGATTGTTGATGATACTAGTGCTGCAAACCTGGACCCAACAAATAACAAAATGCGTGTAACACACATTCCCGGTACTGTTTACGCAGATATTTTAGTTAGTTGCCTACTTGACTACGGCGAGCCTAGCGGACAATCTGCATTTGACAATAGCCAAGACCTAAACAGTGAGTATGTTTTTGACGAACTGGGGTTACGTGGTCGCAGCACTGACGGAACATCGGGACTAACCAGCACAGGCTTATTGCTGACACACGTGGTTTTTCACCCTGTACAAAAAGCTCTTAACCGCTTGATTCAAATTGACTATACTGTGCGTATTCAAACACTAACAAACCTAAGCTCGATTGGATAATAAATTATGAGCTATATTATTAACAAAACAGATGGATCAGTATTAACTAACATACTTGATGGAACAACAAACACAGATACTGGGCTAACACTAATTGGTCGTAACTTTCCAACTTATGGTGAGATACAAAATGAAAACTTTGTTCGCCTATTAGAAAATTTTGCAGATCCTACCCCACCGGGTGTGAGCGTAGGTTTTACTCCATTGCCGGGCACACTATGGTATAATACAAATACGATTTCCTCTGCGGGATTGCTTGGTCCTCGTTTGTACGTATACAATGGAGCAAATTGGATTCCTGTTAGTGAAAGCACAGTTTCTGCAACAGCACCGACAATTTATAAAACTGGCGACCAGTGGTGGGATACAACTAATCAACAGTTAAAAGTTTATACTGGAAGTGGGTGGTCAGTAATTGGCCCCGGCAATTCTTCTTCACAGGGTAAGAGTGGTGCGTTTGTTGAAACAGTAACAGATTCGTCTAGTGTTAATCATCAGGTTGTTGCTATATATTCAAGTAACAATCTAGCTAGTATTTTTAGTTTAGATGCTGACTTTGATCTGGCACCATCTAATACATTGTATGCACAAGGATTCCAAAGTGTTAAGCGTGGAATCACTGTGGCAAACACTAGTATCTTCAATGGCACAGCATCTAATGCATTGACTGTTGGGAATATTAGCCCAACAGTACTAGCACGTATTGATAGACCTAATACCTTTGCCAACAACATCACTGCTAACGGAAACATATCTTTTGGCAGTAATGCAAACGTAGCTGTGGTTGGCAATGATTTAGTAATTCAAAATAAAGTCTATAACGGAAACATAGTTGTTTCTGTAAATGGTTCCGGCGTCACAAATAATGCATTGTTGATTAATGGAGCAACTGGTACGGTCACAGCATCTGCTACGCCAACTAGCGGTAGTCATTTAACAAATAAAACTTATGTAGATTTTAAAGTTGGTGAAGTTCAAACTCAAATTGATAATGTCAATGATCAACTATTAGTTGACATTCAGCAAGTTTTTAATGATTACATTTCAAACATTAATAATGTTGTTGACTCAACTAATTCTAATTTAAATTTAGCAACGGGTAACATTACTAGTAATGTTGCAGATCTTGCACAATATACAACAAGTAATATTGGACGATTAGATGGCCTGATTACCCAATTGCGTGGTAACATTACTGCGGCAAATTCTCAAATTGCATTACGTGCTACATTAAACAGCCCTATTTTTACAGGCATATTAAATGTACCACCAACAACAAACTATTTGTCTTATGCAGCCAGCCTGGGACAAAGTAACAACCCTTATCAGCTAACATTAACTGGTGGCATTACTGTTGCTACAGGTGATACAATCAGGCAGTTTAGGGAAAGTGATTCTGCACTAATTGCCACATTTACCGTACAACAATCTTATACTAATAGTGCTTATGTAACAGTGACATTACAATCCGGGGAGCCAACCCAAGGTAGTGTAGCAAACCGTATTTCTGTGAACGGTGTATTAGTTAGCCCCACAACAGGTATCACTACAGCAGTTTATCTTGGTCCCAACTTAACCTATCCTGGCATCGGCGATAATACAAGTAAGGCAGCTTCCACGGCCTATGTTGATGCAACTGCAAATAAGATCTACGGTGATTACACTACAAAGATTTCAACAGCAAACACCGCAGTAGTATCGTATGTAACGGGATTATTAACACCCAAGGCTCCGTATGAGAGTCCGGCGTTTACTGGTGTGCCAACTGCACCTACAGCATCTGCAGGAACACAAACAACTCAAATTGCAACAACGGCTTTTGTTAAAACAGCAGTAAATGCAGTTAGACTTAATTATACAATTAGTTCATCGCCGCCTAGTGGCGGGCAAGACGGTGATTTATGGTTCCAGATAGGATAACCAATGGCATCATCTGACCGAAAGATATGGGCTAATAAAGATGGGGTTTGGTCTCAATCAAGCTCTTCTTTTAACATTGGCGGCACATGGGTAAATCCAATTGCTGCTTACGGCAAAGTAAACGGCGGGTGGAAACAATTTTGGCCACCAACTGGAGCAGCATTGTTTACTGCTGATGGTACATGGACAGTTCCAACTGGTATTACTCGAGTTAATGCTATTGTCATGGGTGCAGGCGCTGGTGGTGGCTCAGGTCGTCGTAGTACCAGTGCAAACGGTGGCGGTGGTGGTGGTGGTGGTGGTGCTATTGCTAAACAAGAAAACCTAGTAGTAGTACCAGGTACCACATGTAGAATAACCATTGGGCAAGGCGGTCGGGGAGCTGTCGCAAATAGTGGTCGTGCAGGCTCCAATGGCGGAAATAGTATATTTGTATTGCCGTCGGGACAAACTGTTAACGGGTGGGGTGGTGGCGGTGGCGGTGGTGTTGACCAACCCCCTCCCCAAACTCCCGGTGGTGGCGGTGGCGGTGGTGCCGCATCAACAAGCACTGGAATACAGCAAGGTGGTGCAGGAGCAGCACCTGGCGGACGTGGATGGTCCAATGGATCCTGGGATTTAGGTGGTGGCGGCGGGGGATCAAACTATGATGGAGCCCCTGACATTTCGTATGATATTTCTAAAGTCAATGACGGAAGATGGTCACCATTTTTAAATACCTATGGAATTTGGAATCCAAGTACTTACACTCCGACATTTGATCAAAGTTTTAATGTTTACTTTGCTGAAACAGGAAATTACCTAATTGAAGCGTCAGTTGATAATTATGGACAAGTTTTGATTGGTGGTGCATTAGCACTTGATCAAACTGACAGCGGTGGATATAGAACATCAATTACGTCAACATTTTATGTAAACACAGGGTGGCATATAGTACGTTTAGCTTGTACTAATACCGGAGGCCCAGGCGGGGTTGGAGTTAAAATAAATAGCCCATCTGGCCAAGAAATGTTTAATACTGTAAATCTACCACGTGCTCATGCAGGTGGTCACGCTGATGGTATTAACGGCTACGGCGGCGATGGGTCGCAGGTTAACTATTTAGATAAAGACAGGATCCTTGGGTCTGTTGTGATCTGTGGTGGCGGAGCAGGTGGATATCACGTTGACCGCGGAGCCACTGCAGCTCAGGTTAGTAGTCGTAATGGCGGTGCCGGTGGTGGTGGCCTCCCGGGTCAAGACGCTACCGGTGTAGGTAGCGGTGGTGGTGGCAATGCCGGCGCAGATGGGCCAACAGGGTCAGGTTATCGCGGACAAGTTTACCTGTATTGGTAAGATCGTTATTTTTAGATAAGTACAGTAAAGAGAACTAGAATATGGCATATGAAATTAACAAAACAAATGGCGATGTATTAACGCTGATCAACGATGGATTTGTTGATAATACAACGTCTTTAGCATTACCTGGACCAAATTATGTTGGTTACGGGGAAAAACTCAATGAAAATCTAGTACACATGCTCGAGCATTTTGCTGGAAATTCTACTCCAGCTGGTACACAACTGCAAGGACAATTATGGTTTAACCTTGCACAACAACAATTAAACGTTTATACTAGCCAAGGGTATATCCCGGTGTCTGGTGTTACTACAGCCAGTGTGCAACCTGCTAGTGCAAAAAATGGTGATATTTGGTTTAACACCACAACTGAGCAATCGTTTTTGTACAGCAACGGAATTTGGAAACTAGTTGGACCGTCATATACAAAACAACAAGGAAATTCGGGTACAGTCCCGTTCCAAGTTGGTGATGCCGCAACAAACACAATAGTACATAATCTTGTGGGATTACAGTACGGTGATGAAATTTTTGCTATTATTAGCAAAGATGCCACATTTGCTCCCAGCCCTCCAATTGATAATTTTCCGACTATCAGCCCGGGTATTACATTTGCTAACACAATTCAGAACGTAGGATTCCGTGCCACAGTAACAGGTAACGTTGTTAGTCAAAATAACGGAACAGTGGTAGTTAACAATCTTGGTACTACTACGATCTTTACAGGTAACCTAGTAGGTGCAGTCACAGGTAATGTAGCCGGCAATGTAGTAGGCAATGTTGTGGGTAATTTAACAGGAAACGTTTTAGCAACTCAAGTAACTGCTGCTAACGTAACTTTATCCGGAAACATAACGGCTCCTTATATTAACGCCACAACGGCACTTTCGGGCACACTAACAACAGCAGGACAACCTAATGTAACTAGTTTGGGTACCTTGACAGCGTTAACTGTTGGAACTTCGGGGCAGTACACTACCCCAATTAACTTATACGGCCTAGCAAGATATAACGGTGTTGAAATTGCCACAGTCGGTGGAACAGCAAGTTTTACATCTATTAATAACACGCCAATTGGTAATACAAGCCCAGCATCAGGCGCATTTACTACACTATCAGCAAGCTCAGGATTGAACACTACTGTAATTGGTGCTAGTTCTCCGGCCGCAGCAACATTTACTACTCTAACTGTAAACAACGGCAGTAGATTTATACAGTCTGCAACTTTTAATGCTGGACTAACTGCAAGTACAGTACAAGCCGCAACAATTGGTAACAGTGGCGCACAACTTACTGGTACAATTAGTACTGCTAGTCAAACAAATATTACCTCAGTGGGTACGCTATCTGGCGGTACTTGGAACGCCACAGTCATTAGCCCAACCTATGGTGGCACTGGTGTTAATAATGGATCAAACACATTAACTGTGTCTGGCGGCAATAGAACAATTAACCAAGACATTAGTTCGGGTGCAGCACCAACGTTCAATGGCGCAAACTTTACAGGAATTCCTGCTAGTGCAGTTACTGGAATAAATGCTGGGGGTACAATCACCGGAGTTGCATCAACTAGTTCAGTTAGTGGATTAACATTGTCGGGTGCCTGGACATCGGGTTCGGGTACAATTACCTTAGGTGGAACAATACCTGCACCAACGTCGTCACAGATTACAACAGCATTGGGGTTCACTCCGTATAACTCAGGTGGCGCAACAGTACTAACTTCAACAAACTACAGTAGTTATATTACCAGCAGTGGATTTACTGCATCTAGCACACTAACTGGAGCAGTTAACACAAGTAGCGCATGTACATTTGGTGCAGTTACATGTGGTAACTTTAGCGGCTCAGGGTATGGACGCTTTGCTGGAGACGTGGTTGCATTTTATTCTGACCGTAGACTAAAAACAGACATAGTGCCAATTGAAAATGCATTAAGCAAGGTACTAACCTTGTCCGGTGTACAGTATCGCGGCAATGATGTTGCTGGTAGTCATGGATTTGATACAACAAAACAACAAGTTGGTGTATTAGCCGATCAGATTCTAGCAGTGATGCCTGAAGCAGTCGAGCCCGCACCATTTGACTCTGATGAAGATGGTAATAGTAAGAGTGGTGAAAACTACTTAACTGTCAAGTATGAAAAATTAGTTCCATTATTGATTGAGTCTATCAAAGAACTCAACGCAAAGATTGCGGCATTGGAAGCAAGGTTAAACTAATATGGCATTACCATCAAGCGGTCAACTTGCAATGTCTCAAATTGAAACAGAGTTGTTTCACGGTAGCTTTCAGCCTAATCCGCCGGGATCTAATCCCTCCCGATACATCAACTTAGATAGTTGGTATGTTAGAAATCTAGCTTCGTCAGATGGAACTACCATCGGCGGGAAAGCAATTAATACTCAATTGAGTCAAATTGCAATATCAAATTTGCGCGGCAAAGAAAATTCTCCTATTCCGGGAGTAATACAAAATCCTTTGCCATTTTACTATAGATATGAAAAATCTACTCCAGTTTACGAAGGCGCCCCCACGATTGAATATTTTAATAGAAGAGGCATTCCTTTACAAGCATATAATAGTGCGTACACCTCTCAGAATGTTTGGGCAATGACCAGTGATGCCGCTGACGCTACACAAGTTCCATCTAATGTCTATCCAGGAAGCACATTTCCAATGGCCCAAGGAGGACAAGGCACTGGATCTGCGGTGTTTACTAGTGTTGCATCTGTGCCACAATATCTGAGAATTACATTTGTGTTTTTTATTGGTGAAGGGGCTCCTACCAAATTTGGAATAATGAAAAATGCCACAGCCGGAACAACACCACTTGGCGGTAGTGCAGCCACTGCTGCAACTATTGGTATTTCGGGGCGCGGCGCCAATTGGTCAGATACCGGAATAGGAACATCACTAGATCCCTCAGCTGGGTCAGCATATCAATCATACTGGAATCCAGGGCCCACTCTAGCAGAAAACGGATATACTCAACGTCTCTATATAACTTTGTCAATTACAGATACAGTATACCCCGGGCAAACTGTGGGGTATTACGGCCAGTGTATAAATCTTACCAGCAGCACCGATTACGGAATTGACTACAATGGATTGTATACTGCAAACGTTGAACAATGGGGTTGGCCACTTGGTTAAACAGGAAGAATAATGTTTATATTTGTTATAGAATCAGACAACACAGTTTATCGGGTAGCATCAGCACCCTCAGAAGATATCAACCCAATCTTAGGCTATTGGATTAATATTGGCGACTTTCGCCCTGTACCAGAGCCTGGATGGAAATACATCAACGGCGAGCTAATTCCTGTAGACCTAACTCCAATTAAAGCTAAATTAAAACAATTTATACATGAAAAATGGCTGGTTGATATTAAACGTACTGCCACAGAAGAACAAAAATATCAATATGAAAAAGCCATTGCTGATGTTAACTCAGCTAGAACAGCAAAACAGTTAGCTGATTTAAAATACGATTATACACTTTCTGCAAAAAGTCGTCCTACACAACCTGCAATATCCCCGGGACTAATCTTACCCAATGGCGAAATGCTACCCCCGCAGGAACTGCGATAAATAATAAGATAAACGGAATTAATAAATGGCATATACTATCAATAGAACAAGCGGACAAACAGTTGTACCAGGTGGATTGTCGGACGGTACAATCGACGACAAAGTACATACCAGTCTTAGATTAATTGGTAGAGATTATGCTGGGTATGGTAGATTCCTGAACGAAAATTTTGTACAGTTATTAGAAAACTTTGCCTATGGCGCAAGCCCTGCTAATCCGTTAACTGGGCAACTATGGTGGGATACCAACAACAATGTTTTACGTGTGTATTCTGGTACAAGTTGGAAAATCTCCACTGGTGCCACAAGTTCACCGGCCGGAACCCCACCCAATGATTTGAGTACACTAGGCGGAGACTTATGGTTTGACTCTACAAACAGTCAATTAAAAGTTTGGTCCGGTGTTGCATGGGTAACAATTGGCCCGACTGTAACACCGGCCACTGGTAACACAGGTACATTCCCTGCCATTATGTCTTCCACTGGAGGCCAAAACTATGTTGTTATACAACTGTTTATTAACGGAATTGTATATGCAGTATTTTCCAAAGACACTTTTGCTAGCACATTGTCAGGATTCCCATTGGTTAAAGCCGGTATTACATTTAGTACATTAGCAGCTCCTGCCTGGCAGTTAAGCAATCAAGACGTATTAAATACACCCGGTACATTAGTACAACGTGATCCATCAGGTGGTATTGCAGTTGGTGCCATTTCTGCTACTAGCTTGACTACAGGATCGTCAATATCCGTAACATCGGGATCATTCAATGGTAACTTAAATGGTAATGTAACAGCAACATCGATTACATCGGGTACAATTAACACCGCAGGTATCACAGCAACGACAGGCTTTAGCGGAAATATATTAACCACCAACCAACCATTGGTTGCAACTTTATCAAATATTACAATGACATCCCTGGGTGTTGGCACAGCCGCTCCGGGTACATCGGGTACCGTACGTGCTACTGGGACAATTACACAAAATTACTCAGATGATAGATTAAAAACTCGTTTAGGCAACATTGAAAACGCTTTAGACAAAGTAGATCAATTATCAGGATTCTACTACGAAGCCAATGCCACAGCACAGGCCTTGGGCTACGAAGCAAAACGCGATGTTGGTATGTCTGCACAAGAGGCAAATGTAGTTCTACCCGAAGTGATTGCCCCTGCCCCAATTGATGAGCAGTACATGACCATTCGTTATGAACGACTAGCACCATTATTAATAGAAGCTATTAAAGAACTACGCACTGAAGTAAACGAATTAAAAGCAAAACTTAGCTAATTGCTTTACTTTGTCATAAGTATAGTATATAATAGCTTTCTAGCGTAATAAATAAAAGTATTACGTATTAAATTTAAGGACGAGGATATGGCATATTCACAAGGTGGACTGATTGATGCAGTTGACTATAACAATTTTTTAAATGGCTCAAACCAATTTAACACAGTTTGGGGTGTGGGTACTGGCAACGCCGGATACGGACAAACTGCATTAAGTACTGTTAGTAGTGCCGGAACAGTTACAGCTACTCAGTGGGCTACGCTAATTAATGCGTTAAATAGTGCAAGAACACACCAAAGCGGTTCAGGATCCGGTATTTCAGCAACCACTGCAGGTTCAACTATTAACTATCTAAGTACATTATCTACTCAAATTAATTCAGCATATACAAATAGATTGACATTTGCTACACAAGGTACTACTACCACTGGCGGCAACAATGGCAACAATCTTACTGTGGCTAACCAAGCCGCAGCATCAACCCTAAGTTTTACACGAACAGCAACATTTGCTAGTGCGGCACAAATGAGGTATTTCTTCAATTGTGGCGGACAGATTAACTTTGTTATTTCTAGTGCTAGTAACGGAGATTCCACAAGTCGATCTGGCGACTTAGTAACATTGGCGCAGACAAACATGGGCGGCTTCTCTGCATTTAGACAAGGCTCGGGCGGTGGACGCACTGGATCTGGCGGCACATTAAACACCAACGCCACTGGCATTGGTTTTTACCAATGTACGACTTCTAACCAAACGCTAGTATCAATAACCAGTACCACAGGTAGTTATACTAGCGATACAGCAATATTGTATGTACGTACCAATGCCTCCCCGGGCGCATCGACTATTTTGTATTTCCAATGTGATATTACTAGTGCTGCAAAAACAGCCCCAGTATTTAATCAATCACTCAACGTAACAGTCAACAACAGATTAGACATTGTTTACCCAGAAACAACTAACTTAACCAACAGTTGGGGCACAGTTACTATCGGTTAATCCTAATTAGGTTGACATCGAAGGTGTAGTGCAGTATACTAACTGTCTACACCTTTTCTATTATGACCGAACTAGCTCAACTAACCACAGAAATTCGTCGGGCAACCGATTATCAAATTAATAAACGGATACTAAGAGAGAAGATCCAAACAGATCTGCACTTTGCACATAATGGCGGACTGTTTAAGATCACACCTGAGATATTAGCATTTGTACAATCTTGGCCCGTTGATGAATTGTATCTTGAAGATACATATCAAAACCCAATTCAAATTAATAAGAGTGTATTTCTAGTCACAGCACAACAACATTACCAGCAAGTAATGAATACATGGCACCAACAACATGCAGAACTCCGAAAAATCCGCAAAGTCTAAGGGTGTACTAGTATTTGCTTTTAATACTAATGTTGATTATGTTGGTATTGCTGACCTTACTAGTCAATTAATTGCACACAATTTAAAATTGCCAGTTACGTTAGTAACAGACTTAACAGGCGATCCTAAATTTGACTACGACCAAATTATTAGAATTAACAATACCGGGGATAATTTTAGAACTAACTTAAATGATCAAACCGTGACCTGGAGAAACTTTGGTAGATACATGGCCTACGAACTAAGTCCCTATGATGAAACAATTTTGTTGGACACAGACTATCTTGTCTTAGACAACAGTTTACTAAAATTGTTTAGCACAGAATTTGATTATAAGTTAATGCATCATAATGTAACTCCTGCGGGTGCCAGTTATGAAATGATGGGCGAATATAGCCTTCCTTATATTTGGGCCACAGTTGTATTGTTTAGAAAAAGTGAACGTAGCCGATTATTCTTTAATCTAGTTGGCCGCATACAACGCAATTACGGATACTATTCTGTGTTATATAACATTCGTGAAGGCAACTATCGCAATGACTATGCATTTGCTATTGCTAATAATATTCTTAGTGGATATAACACCAACGAAGACCAAGGAATACCGTGGACTATGTTTACCATAGATAAAAAGATCGACAGTATTATGCTCACTGATAACTTTGTGCAAATTAAACACAACGACAATGCAGTAGTGGTGCCCTATCAGAATATACATGTAATGGATAAAGTATATTTACAAAGCAGAGATTTTGAACAAGTAGTGGAGGCTATCTGTGCATAAAGAACAACAAGGATTTGTTACATTTGCAATCAACAATGATGTAGTTGATTATTTAGAACTTGCGTACTTACAATGCCTAAATGTGAAAGCAACACAAAAAACAAATAGTTACGCAGTTATAGTGGACAAGGATACAATGGCTAAAGTCACTGATCGTCATCGGGCAGTATTTGACTATGTGATAGAAGCCTATGATGTTGGCACAGGCCTTGGTATCCCATTTAGCAGAGAACCTCAAGTATTCCAACTAACACCGTTTAAAGAAACAATTAAATTAGAAAGTGATTTATTGTTCACCCGCAGTATTGACCACTGGTGGACTGCATTTAGATTAAAAGATGTTTGTTTGAGCACAGGAGCAAGAGACTTTAGCGGTAGTAAATCTTCGGTTAGAAAATATAGAGAACTATTTGACGCCAATGCTTTACCGGATGTTTACAATGGGCTAATGTATTTTAGATATAGCCAAGACGCAGCAGACTTTTTTCAAATTGCGGCCAATATATTTTACGCCTGGGCCGAAATTTCAATTGAGCTTAGGAAGTATGATGAAATTGTGCCCACTACCGATGTTGTGTATGCCATTGCCGCACAAATACTTGGCGAAGAAACAGTTACTATGCCCAGCATGGATTTTATAAACTTTGTACACATGAAGTCTGAATTTAACGGGTGGAGCGATAACCGTAGTTGGATTGATACTGTAATGGGTGAGCGTGACGGAGATGTTATGCGTATTAACAACCTTAATCAATACCATCCCGTACATTACTTTGATAAAAACTATGCCACGGAAGAATTAATTAAATACTATGAATCAAGAAGAACTCAACTTTTGGCGTGAAGTTGAATCGCTAATCAAACCTGTTGTTGAAACAGTATTTGAATATAGATTACACTACAACGACATTGGCAACATTACTATGTGCTCAATGTCCAATCACCCAGAATCCGCACAATACATTGTAGTAGATCAACAGACATACGAAAACTATTTTCGTTATACTATTGTTGATGGAGCCCTTGTAAAAATAAAAACTGATGCAAAGTATTCTAGTAAGCTGAAACCGGCTGCTACAGGGATCGCTGTAGTACACGGGCATGCCGGATTAATAATTGAAGACACCGAATCACATAACAACATTGAACACTATGAGTACAGAAGTAATTGACGTAGCAGACTTGGATTGTATATTCTTAACCTATGATGAACCTAATAAAGAAATTAACTGGATTAAAATCCAAAATATGGTACCTTGGGCAAAACGTGTTGATGGCGTCACAGGCAGTGATGCGGCACACAAGGCAGCAGCCGATGCTAGCAATAGCGATCGTTTTATCCTTATTGATGGGGATAATATTCCTGAACCAGATTTCTTCAATCTCCAATTACAGTTGGATAGTCGCAGTAATGATTGTGTGTTTCGTTGGAAGGCTCGTAACGCTGTTAATGGCCTTCTTTACGGAAACGGAGGAATGAGTTGCTGGACCAAAGAGTTTGTCTACAACATGCGTACACACGAAGCCAGTGACGGCACAGCAGAAAATGATGTAGAGTTTTGTTTTCATCCCAACTATTGGGCAATGAATGATTGTTACAGTACTACATATCCTAATGCAACTCCCTTCCAGGCCTGGCGAGCCGGTTTCCGCGAAGGTATTAAGATGTGTCTAGACCGTGGAGCAAAACCTACCATAGAAGAATTTGAACGTCGTGTACATAATCGCAACTATGATCACTTGTGCGTATGGCAAAGCGTGGGTGCCGACGTTGAAAATGGTCTGTGGGCAATGTACGGAGCCAGACTGGGTACCTATATGTTAATGATCGACAATTGGGATTATAAACAAGTACAAGATTTTAATTGCCTTAAAATGATCTGGGATGATGGATTACAGTACAACGATCCTGCAAAAAGCATTGAACAATTAGCGGCACCATTGAAAACTAAATTAGGATTGCCTATTACTGCAATGAGTGCAGATGACAGTAGATTCTTTAAACATCACTACAAATCGCAATTTAAAAATCAAGGACCAATGATCCGTGAGTAAATCAGATTTTATGTCTAGTGCAGAGTTTATGAAGGACAATCTTGGTCCTGCACTCTGCCTGGCCAAATGGAAACAAGTGAGTTTACACCTGCCCACTGGACTAAACAATAGTTGTTACCATCCACCGTTGCATCCCATTGATGCTACAAAATTAAAAGACAATCCTGGTGCATTACACAACACGGATCACAAAAAATCACAGCGTGTGATAATGTTAAAGAATGAAAAGCCCGAAGAGTGTAGTTACTGTTGGAATGTTGAAGCACACGGGCAATTAAGCGACCGACATTACCGCAGTGGCGAACCTTGGGCTGCTGTGGACTACGAAGCAATTAAAAATAGCACAGGAACAGAAGATGATGTTGTGCCTAGTTACGTTGAAGTAAATTTCAACCATGCTTGCAATCTTAGATGTAGCTATTGTTCACCACAGTTTAGCTCAAGTTGGCAAGCAGAAGTCGATAAGTTTGGCGCTTATCCTACTAGCACTCCTCACAATGATCCTGTACATTTCACTGGTAATCGACGACCTATCCCTGCAAGGGAAGATAACCCTTATGTAGATGCATTCTGGGAGTGGTGGCCAACTTTATATCCTAAGTTAAAACACTTTCGTATGACCGGTGGCGAACCATTGATGGACAAAAATACCTACAAGGTATTTGACTACGTATTAGCATTACCTAATCCCGAGTTACATTTAAATGTAACCAGCAACTTCTCTGTTGATGATGCATTGTTTAACAAATATATTGATTACGTTAAACAATTATGCAACACACAAATAGAACATTTCATGCAGTATGTTAGTCTCGATAGCGGCAACCATGCCCACGCAGAATACATTAGGCACGGACTAATATACAATAAGCTGTTTGAAAATGTACACAGGTATCTATATCAAGTACCGAATAGAAATAGTCTAACGTTTATTATTACAATGAATAATTTAAGCGTACTTGGTATCCAACGTCAACTAGAATGGATATTAGAACTACGCAAACTATATAGCAAAACATACCAACGTGTATGGTTTGATACTCCGTTGTTACGTACACCTACCTGGCAGAGTTTACAAATCTTACCTCCTGTTTATGCTGGCGTGTTGGAACGTGTTGCAGATTGGATGGAACTAAATTTAGAAACTCCAGAACAACCATTCCATGGATTTAAAGATTACGAAGTGCAACGTATGCGTAGAGACGTAGCGTGGATGAAAGAAGGTGCTAATTTAGATCCTGCTTATCTTAAACAACAACGTGCAGACTTTTATAGATTCTTCAGAGAACATGATAGTCGTCGAAAAACAGATTTTACAACAACCTTCCCTGAAATGAAAGAATTTTGGAATGAGTGCAGATACTACGCAACTAATCCCTAACACCTTCTGCCCAGGTAAATGGGAAGAATTGTGCTTAAATATGAACTACAACTATGTCTATGGTTGCTGCGATGCCAAACCTTTGAAATTTGTAAAAGATTTCAATGAAGTACTAAATGAACAAAAAATAAATCTACTCAATGGAATTAAAGACTCCAGTTGCAACTATTGTTGGAGTGTAGAGGCAGGTGGCAATTTAAGTAGACGTCACGAATACTTAAAAAAGTTTAATGGCGACCTAACTCCATACACTACTAATACTGCCCCTGTTGATTTGTTTGAGATCAACTTGGGTAATGAGTGTAATTTTCAATGTGTTTACTGTAACCCAAAATACAGTAGCGTGTGGGAAGCAGATGTAAGGAAACAACAGTATAAGGTTTTTTCTGATAGACATAATTATGAAATATTAGACAAAACAGAAACAACAATGTTAAGTGCAAACGAGCAGATTCTAAAGCAAGTTGGGCATACTAATATTGTTCGTATAATAGGTGGCGAGCCATTATATAATAAAAGACTATGGAGTTTACTTGAAGTAATTAATTCGAACGAATTGCACATTGCAACTAATTTATCTTGTAGTACGTCCCACATAGATCGTCTACTGAAATTTGCAGAAACAAAATTTAAAAAGATACGATTACAAATTAGTTTAGAATCAACCGGCGAGATTGCGGAGTTTGTTCGGTACGGCACAGATTATAATGAGCTGGTTAAAAACATAGAGTATACCATACATAATGCTCCATCAAACGTGTTAGTTAGTATTTCTTCTGCATTTAATAGTATTAGTATTCGAGATCTGGGAAACTTTACAAAAGTAGTTGAATCTTGGAGAACAGTGAGGCCTGAAATCCCGTGGGTATTTAATTATTGTATCAATCCAAGCATTCAGAGTTTTTATACGCTACCTAACAAATACAGAGAAGATATTCTTAAAGATATACAGTACGTAAAGACCCTCCAGCACATGGGACGAGTTGAGGTTGTTGAATCGGCCTTATTAAATTATAAATTTAACCCAACTATGCACAAAGAAATGAAGCATTTTATGCAACAATTTGCAGAACGCAAAAACATAGAAATACCTATATGTCTGGATTAAACAAGAACAAGGCATTTTGTATATTACCATTCATACATCTACACGTTGATGAGCGTAATGATGTTAAACTATGTTGCGTTGCATCTCAACACACAGTGGACAAATACTCTACAGAATTTGATTTTAAAACAAATCCTGCTTTGCAGCAAGTTAGGCAAGATATGCTAGATGGCAAACGTGTACCGCATTGTAAAACATGTTATGAGTTTGATGATGGCGGAACCGACAGCTTACGCACACGGGAAAATAAAGAATGGTCCAATACACTTGGAATCAATGACATCAAACAAGTCTCTACAGATTTAATTTATTACGATGTAAGGAATGACAACTTATGTAATCTAGGATGCCGTATGTGCGGGCCGCAATCGAGTAGTCAATTAGAAAAAGAGTTTATAGAGATTGGATGGCCGGTCAGCTCTTCTGCAAAAAGTTTTGGGTTCAATGATGTCATTGACTTGGCCACAGTTAAGCGTGTTTATGTTGCTGGGGGAGAACCTAGCATTATGCCTACATTTAGACAATTTTTAAAACGTGCGGTTGAGTCCGGCAAAACAGATTTTGAACTTCGTATGAATACTAACGCTACAAATCTTAATAAGGAATACAGAGATTTATTAAAGAACTTTAAGTCTCTACACATTACAGTAAGTCTAGATGGATACGATCAAATTAATCGTTATATTCGGTGGCCCAGTGATTGGGATACTATCATTAAAAATGTACACGGGTTGTATGAAATCACCGAGCAGATATCATTTAATGTAACTGTTAGCATCTGGAATATCAGTAATTTAAGTCAATTAGTGTTTGCACTGGAAAAAGAATTTTCGTTACCGGACATATTATTAAATCGTGTAACGTACCCCGCATCAAATGAGTGTACAACTTTTCCTAATAAAGAATTAGCAATTACAGACCTAGTAAAAATTAAAGAATCTAGATCGTACAACGGTAATATATCGTTTAGATCTAAGATTGATTATTATATCTCCGAAATGCAAAATAGTAAACTCAATAAGGTTGCATTATGGAAATTTTTCAAGTACAATGATAGTCTTGACAAGAGTAGAAATATTAAACTACATGATTACATACCGGAATTAGAAATATGCCGCGAATTAATAACGAAACAGATTTAGAATACAAACGCAGAGTGATTGACATTAAGTCAGAGTCATTCTGCGGAGCAAAATGGTACAATGCCACCATTTGGCTGGGTAGCGGACAAACAACTAGCTGTCATCACCCCTTACCTCATGCAATTGATGTTGATGAACTGAAAAAAAATCCCAAGGCATTGCACAACACCACCAAGAAGAAAATGGAACGTGAGCAAATGCAAAAAGGCGAACGTCCGTCGGGTTGTGAATACTGCTGGAAGATTGAGGACATGAACACCGATGCTGTTAGCGACCGCGTGTATAAAACAGTAATTTATAACGATGCGGATTTAGCCTACGCACATCGTACTCCTGCAAGCAAAGACATTGATTTACAAACATTGGAAATTGCGTTTGACCGCACTTGCCAGTTTGCTTGTAGTTATTGCAATCCTGCTTTTAGTAGCACATGGGTTAAAGATATACGAAACAACGGCGCTTATCAGGGATTGGTTAGCGACGGCAGGAATCATTTTACTCATGATCACGCATCCTCACAGCTTTACAAGTTTGGAGAACAAAATCCTTATGTTGATGCATTTTTTGCCTGGTGGGAAAAAGACCTACACCGAACACTCAAAGAACTTAGAATAACTGGCGGTGAGCCATTGATGTCCGGTGAGACTTGGAAACTAATTGAATGGTTTAAAACTAACAAAGGAAAGAGTACTACACGACTTGCCATTAACAGCAATCTAGGTACAGACGTAGACATTGATCGGTTACTTGCAGCAATTGATGGGGTTGAAGTGGATCTCTACACAAGTAATGAATCTATGAGCTTACAGGCAGAATACATTCGCGACGGCCTGGTATTTGATGACTGGGCAAATAATGTAGAACGTTTACTTGACTCAGGTAAGTTCCGTGGGCTACATGTAATGTGTACTATTAACGCACTATGTCTTGATAGTTTGGATAGCTTTCTTGAAATGGTAATGAATTGGAAACGCGAATACGGAAAAGACGCAATCAACTTTTCACTAAATATATTACGCTTCCCAAGTTTTCAATCACTAACAATCTTACCCGAAGACATTCGACTTGCTTATTATAACCGACTGCATGCCTTTGCTGACAATTATAGACACGGCACAGAAATGCACGAGTTCGAATGGAATCAATTAACACGATTGCTGAACTATATCAGTGAAGTAAGCGAAGCACACAAAGAAGCAATGTCAAAAAGTGTACTACAACGTGACTTTAAAAACTTTTTTGCACAATATGATCAACGCAGAAGTAAAAACTTTGCCGAGACATTCCCTGCACTAGCAGAATGGTATAATTCAATATAATGGCCGATAACTTAAACGATTACTACAAAGAATATAACTACGGTGCTCGTAAACCTGTATACATTAAAGAAGAAGAACTACGACCAGACCAACTTGATCGATTGATTAAGAGCAACGAGTTCTGTATGATTCCGTGGATTCATATGCATGCCTTTCCTGACGGGCGAGCATATCCTTGTTGTTTAAGTGAACCTCAACATCCTGTTGGAAATTTAAAAACGCAGACTATGCGCGACATTTGGAATGATGAGCCATTGAAGCTGATGCGTAAAAATATGCTAGACAATCAACCTTGTAAAGAGTGTACTAAATGTTACGAGCAAGAGCAAAGTAAATTGTTTAGCATGAGAGAAAGTGCTAACAAAAACTTTGGACATCACGTTGGTTTAGTAGATGATACTAAAGAAGATGGCACCTACGAAGATTTTAAATTAAGATATTACGATATTCGATTTAGCAACTTATGTAACTTTAGTTGCCGCACCTGCGGCAGTCTGTTCTCTAGTAATTGGTACAAGGATGAAAAAGCCGCAGGTTGGAATCCACAGCACCCACAGGTGATGTATGCTGGTAAAGACAAAGGTGACATGTGGGAGCAGATGCAAGAGCACATTCCACATCTAGAACAAATCTACTGGGCCGGCGGCGAGCCATTGATTATGGAAGAACATTGGAAAGTACTCGACGAACTAGTTAAGCGCAAGATGTTCCATGTACGACTAATCTATAACACTAACTTCTCAGAGATGAAGTTTAAAGGACGCGACGTATTCGAAATGTGGAAACTGTTTGATTGCGTTAGCGTAGGTGCTAGTCTGGATGGCAGCCACAAGCGTGGAGAATATATCCGTAAAGGACAGGATTGGCAACAAACTGTGGATAATCGTCGGCGCATGCTAGAAGTATGTCCTAATGTAGATTTTTATGTTAGTAGCACAATCAGCATGATGAATGTAATGCATATTACAGACTTCCACAGAGAATGGGTTGATCTGGGATTATTGCGTCCAATGGATTGGAATATCAATATCCTGCAACATCCACATCGTTACCGTGTTGACGTATTGCCCCAAAATCTCAAAGAGCAGGCTAAAGCTAAGATTGAAAAGCACTTGGAATGGTTACGTCCACTGGATAATCTAAGTCGTGCAGTTAGTGGATACGAAGGTGTTATTAACTTTATGATGCAACAGGATAGCACACATCAATTACCTGAATTCTTTAGAAACAATAACTTGATCGACGATGTACGCAATGAAAACTTCTTTGCAATATTTCCCGAACTAGCGGATATTAAACAATATGACCCTTCCTGAGTCTATATGTATGTTGCCTTGGGTTAGCATAGAAACTAGCCCAATGGGCACAGTACGTCCTTGCTGCCTTGCACATGACGAGGTCACTGATGCCAACGGTGATAAATTTAATCTACGGGAGGCTACAATAGAACAAGCATATCACAGTGAGTATATGCAAGACCTACGTAGACAGTTTCGTGCAGGAGCAAAGCCCGATACTTGCAGACGTTGTTGGGATGAAGAAGATGCTGGTCGTACAAGTAAACGCATGCACAGCCAGGTTAGACTAAAAGAAATGCTCGGCAAAGTAGATTGGGCCAACGATAATCCAGATCAGCTTTGGTTTGTTGATTTAAAGTTGGGTAATATTTGTAATTTAAAATGCCGTATATGTGGCTCTTGGTCTAGCAGTAAATGGGCCGAAGAAGAAATGAGTTACCTACCCCCGCATATTGAAAAGAAAAGTCATATTGCTTACACTTGGTTAAAGCAGGGACGTTGGCCCCGAGAAAGCAACGACTTTTGGGAAAACCTACGCAACCTATTGCCCAACATCAAGTACTTCGAATTCACTGGCGGGGAGCCTTGGTTAATTGAAGAACACTGGGACTTGTTAAAATATGCAGTTAAAACTGGGGACAGTAAACATATTGATATCCACTATAATACTAACGCCACTGTGGATCCGTTTAGTAAAGGTAGATCTGCATTGTGGTCAAATTTTGGTCGCGTGGACATTGCTTTTAGCATTGATAACATAGAACAACGATTCGAATATGAACGCTATGGTGCCAATTGGGTACAAGCAAATAACATTATCAATGATGTACATTTTTCAAGACATGTAGATTCTCCTATCACAACGCAACTGTGCTTTACTATAAACATACAAAATGTATATTACCTAGATGAATTATTAGCATGGGCAGATACCAAAGCATTTGATAGTGTACATTTTAATATGTTGCACAGCCCCGAGCATATGAGTATACAATATCTAACACCTCGAGCTAAAGAATTGGTTGTAAACAAATTAAAAACTACCTTCTGGACTTCAAACAAATATCAAGAAGAAATTAATAATGTTATTAACTTTATTGAAAATGGCACAGGCAGTAATGGCTATGAATTTAAGCGCCATATGAAACTAGGCGACACTCATAGAAAACAAAACTTTGCAGATACACATGCAGAAATAGCAGAAGCAATGGGCTATAATGAAACCTGACACACTATGCATGGCGCCGTGGACACACACCTACCTAAGCCCACAAACTGAGCGCCGTATGTGTTGCGCCAGCAGAGAGCCTGCACAAAACTTTCAGCAGTATATTGACACCAGTGCAGGCACAGGCAAGTATATACCTATCACATTAGATGAACATTGGAACAGTGATCATATGCGATCCGTACGTCGACGCATGATGTCCGGGGAAACACTACCTGAATGCGAGGTGTGCAACGATCGACTATTGAACACCAGTGTTTATCGTAGCTATTTTAATCAGTTGTTTGGGCATAAATACAATGAAGCCATTGCTTCCACAGATGACACAGGTTTAACTACTATGCAACCTGTAAGTTGGGACTATCGGTTCAGCAATCTCTGTAATTTCAAATGCCGCATGTGTGGTGATATGCTATCCAGTGCCTGGGAAACTGAGCAACGACAACATAATATGATCGATTGGACAAATCCAAAAAATACATGGATGGTACCCGAAGTCAAAAAACAAATTGAGCAATTCCAAGAAAATCAAATTGAAGACGAATTCTCAAGGGCTGTTGAGGAACACCGGATAGAAGAAGTATATTGGGTCGGCGGTGAGCCACTAATGTACGAACAACATTGGCGTTATATGAAACGCATCATTGAATTAGGAGATGGACCAAATGTTTACGCTCGTTACAACACAAACCTTAGCCGTATTAATTTTAAGGGCATTAATTTGTATCACGATATTTTACCTAGGTTACGCGATTGGCAGATCTGTGCAAGCATCGACGGAACTGGAAAGATCGGTGAATACATTAGATCGGGCCTTAATTATAATGAGTGGCGTGAAAACTTCTGTCAGGGAGTTGAAATCTCAACTCACCGCAGACAGGTTAGAATCGACTTCACACTCACTTTGCCCGGAATGTTTGAAGTTACACATATCAAACAACTCGCCGAAGAATTTGGGGTAGATGTTCTTGCCAAAGTAATTTTTAGTTTCAGCCCGGATATAGTTATGTCGCCGCTAGCACTACCTAGACATCTCTTAGATGAGTGGGTAGACGAAATCTTGCACTCCATTGATAAAGGAGCTCTAAGTGACATACTTGTCCAGCTGAAAACTAGACCTACCTTTGCTGAACAATGGCCCAACGAATACCAAAATGGACTAATTAAAGGCAAGAAACGTATATTAGAGCTTGAAAGAATTCGCAAAGACGTGTATACTATGAATGATATATTAAAAGAAAGACCTGCTGTATATGAGTGGTGGAACTCAATCCCGAGTTAAAGTAGTATTGCGAGATCCGTTAAATAAAAACGATCAAGTTGATTACAATATTGTAGTTAATGACACTACGATTGCACATAAATGGTTTGGTGCTTTAACAGCAACTCTTAGTGAGCACCGACATTTAGAAAAGAATTTTTGTTTCTTGGGCTTTCCTGATAGTCCGCGAAATCTAGATTATATATGTCAAGAACTAACCAGAGCCAAAGATCAAATTAATAGTTTTTTTGATCCTGCAGATTATTGTATTACAGACACGTGGGTGCCAGATACGTTGCGTACAGGACTTGACCCCAACCAAGATATTATGAATGTTTTGCATAATCATTTTGAAATCTTGCAAGGCACAGTTGATAATCTTAGTGAGTATTACAAACGTGCAGACCATAATACTAAATTTGCAATTAGACAATTAAATATTTTATGTCACGAAGCTGAAAGTCTCATGCTTAGTCAGCGTAAAAAAGTACAAGATCCATTTTGGATACGTCCAAGTCAAATAACTACATTTTTAACAACTGCACGGCATCGTTTCCCTGATGAGTGTAAACGGACGTTTGATAAATCAAGATATGATAGAAAATTTGGACATGTATACCTACATTGGACACAAATAGGTAAAACACTATTTGAAGTATTCAATGACGAAAACGGAGTAGAAATAGATCAAGCGACCTGTGACGCTATAACACATCTAAGATATTATAGCGGTGAATTTGACGTTGAGTGGGGTAGAAGCATTGAGTATTATGGAAATTATCCGTGGTACAAAGAAAGAATGGACAAATTTGCAGAATGGTTGTGGTGCAATGGGTTTGATCATAATGACACACAATATAACTTTGGTCACCATGAAGTTGGGCATGTAGAAAATTTAGGTACACCAGAAGAGACATGGGAAATGCTATCTAAGCATATGGACATTTATAGAATTGAAGCCGGCGGGAAAGGTCTGACATTTGATTACACCTGGGCAGATAAGTTTTACCCACAACAACAACTAGCGAGGTTAAAAAGAGGTTATGATTACAGTAGTAGCAGGGGGTGATAGTTTTGTGTACGGTAGTGAATTAAAAGATTGTAATTTTTACACACACAGTGAAAATACGTTTACATCATTATTAGCAAAACAGTCCGGATATGAATATCAATGTGTGGCCTGGGGCGGATACAGTAATGGCAGTATTGCCAGATCAACTATGACAAAATGCGAAGGGTTAAAGTCCAATGACTTATTTGTTATCGTGAACTGGACGTTCCCGGGTAGATATGAATTCAGATTTAATTACGAAACTGGTGAAAGACACAGCCCGTGGTATAATATTACTAGTTGGATTATGGAAGATGATCAAGACGCAATCAAGGATCAGTTTTCAACATTTGATCAAACAATTTTTGATATACAAATGAAATCTATTCGTAGAGCTAAACAGTCTGGTGTACAAGACTTTGCTAAAACATTTTACAAACATGTTGGTAGCAGTGAATATTGGGAAGTATATAACACACTAAAAGAAATTGTTTATTTGCAAAATTATCTTAGATTGAATAATATACCCTATATGTTTACATGTGCTGATAATAGCATTATGTATAATTGGACTGTAAATAATCCCGATGATACTATTACAGCGTTACTAAATCAAGTTAATAAACACAGTAACTCATGGTTTTGGTTTCCTGCTGGCACTGAAAAAAATGAAACCTGCGACCCAAGAGGTTTTTATCAGTGGGCAATTGAAAATAAATACCCAGTTGGTGCCACACACCCACTAGAGCAGGCACACAACGATGCCGCAAAATTAATGCAGGAGAAGTTCAATGAATTGGTTAAAAAGTCTCTATAATAGAATTAGATTAGAAATACGATATCGTAAAAAACTTAAAGAGTTACGTAAACGAGATCCTTTTATTTACAAATGATTAAAAAAATATTAACAGTAGGCGACAGCTTTACTTACGGCGAAGAGCTAGCAGATATATACCAAGCCTGGCCGTACCAACTTGGTAAATTAACAGGCACAGAAATTGTTAATTTTGGGAAACCTGCAGCTAGCCCAGATAAAGTAATACGGTTAACATTGGATATGCTAATCCAGGAGTCTGATATAGACTTAGTTATCATTGCCTGGCCGAGCCCAGGGCGTATGGAATTTGCAGATGAAAATGGATACTATGATGTATGGCCTGGGTATTCAGGGAATCTTTTTAAGAGGGACGACGCAACCTGGCGCAACGATCTTGTTAATTATATTTCAAGATATCATAATGATGCGGCTATACATAAAAAATGGATTCAAAATGTATTGTTGTTACAAGGATACTTTAAATCCATTGATAAAAAATGTCTTATGCTTAATACTGTTCAAAATGAACATTACAGACATACAGACTTTGACGATAAAGAAAAGTATTATAATCAAATTGACAAACAATCCTTTATGGGGTTTAATAAAAGCAGTATGTCGGAGTGGACTTACGGTTGCCCTGTGGGACCACATGGTCACTTCCTTGATGCAGGACATAGAATAGTAGCAGAAAAAGTAAATGACTATATTAGGCATATCGGCTGGATTTCATGATGCATCAGTAACTGTTCTCAAAGAAGGAGAAATCCTTTTTGCCGGACATTCTGAGCGTTATAGTAAATACAAGAGTGATCAACATTTAAATAGTGGGCTAATAGCAGATGCACTAAGTTATGGCAATCCTGCAAAAATTGCCTATTACGAACGCCCGTTATTTAAAAAATTACAACAACTCTATTCTGGACAATACCGTGCTGCGTTTAATTTTAATAATTTTACTTTGGGTCAGTATCTGCGTGAACATATATCTGATCCTGTTTATCTCGAGCCATTACTACAATGCCCTCGAAAATATATGCCCCACCATCTTAGTCATACCGCAGCCGGATTCCAAACCAGTCCCTACACCCGGGCAACAGTGGTTGTAATTGATGCCATTGGCGAGTTAGATACCATAAGTATTTGGGGTGCAGAATATGTTGATGGTCGTGCAAAATACAAAAAACTATGGGGCCAAAAATATCCACATAGTATAGGTTTGTTTTATAGTGCAATGACCAAAGCAGTGGGGTTGCACCCAATGGACGAAGAATATATTACCATGGGTATGGCAGCGTATGGTAAATCATATTTTAGTAATATATTAAAATCACAACTTATTAATAATGAGTGGGATGTAACATTTAAACAGAATTTACACATAGGTGTACTTGATAATAGCTTAGATGGAGTGTCTGAATTTGATTTAGCAGCTTCTGCTCAATCACTTGCAGAAAATTTGATATACAATGTTATGCGTAGGGCCAAGGACTTTAATTGGTCTACTAACTTAGTATACATGGGCGGCGTGGCACTTAACTGTTTAGCTAATCGTAACCTAGGGGATTATTTTGAAAATATTTGGATTATGCCTAACCCCGGTGATGCTGGTTCGAGCCTTGGTGCAGCTGCATTGGCGTATGGTAAAAGAATTGACTGGAATAATGCGTACCTTGGTCATGATATTGCTGGCCCTTATCCTGTTAATGATGTGCTTGACCATTTACTTCACAGCGGCATTGTTGGTGTGGCTTCGGGACGTGCCGAGTTTGGTCCTCGGGCATTAGGTAATCGCAGTCTCCTTGCTGATCCAAGGGGAAAAGAAATTAAGGATAAAGTAAATGATATTAAACGTAGACAAAAATTCAGACCCTTTGCGCCAGTTATTCTGGAGGAGTTGGCTGATATGTACTTTGATATGCCTAACGTTTGGAGTGACAGTAGGTATATGCAAATCGTCAGTCGTTGTAGGGTACCTGAGTTATTTCCTGCTGTCGTTCACCATGATGGCACTAGTCGTATACAAACTGTTCCAAAAGATGGAAGCGGAATACGAGAGCTATTAGAAAAATGGTATGTAATGACTGGGTGCCCGATGCTACTCAACACCAGTTTAAATATCCGTGGAGAACCCATGGTCAATGACCGCGCTGATGCGGATCGATTTGAATTATTATATAACGTAAAGGTCTGTTCATGATTTTACCAGAGTTTAATTTATATACATTATCCGGAAAAGGTTGGAAAGAACTTGGACTCGATTCTCTTGAACATTGCCATGACAAAAATCATTACCTGTTGTATCAGTTTGATGTAGTTTATAATTATAACAGCAGAGGATTTAGGGGCAATGAATGGCCTGAATCAATTGATAAATTAAAAGAGGCAATATGGTGCTTTGGTGATAGTTTTACTGTTGGTTTAGGCAGTCCACTTGCCCACACTTGGCCTTCTATACTAGAACAACAATTAAATAGGCAATGTATTAATGCAAGTTTAAATGGAGCCAGTAATTTTTGGATTGCACGTAAGTTGTTACATATATTAAAATATGTAAAACCTGAAATAATAGTGGTACACTGGTCATTTGCACACAGGGTTGAAGAACATAATGATTCACTTAGTGATGAGGATAGACAAGTGTTTGCAGACACTAGATCAACCGAAATAATGATCTTAGATTTCTGCGAGCTATTAACTAAAATACGTCTTGAACAAGGGAAAGGGGATACAAAAATCATACATTCGTTTATTCCGGAATGGAGCACCGTGACATCTGAGGAAATGCGAAGAGAAAAATGGAATTACTTTCGCGGATCTAGTTGGCCCGATTGCCCTACTAGTCTGCACGAATTAAACTCTCTTAACACTAAAATATTATCCGAAGTAAAAAAATTTAATGTTTTATATGAGACTCTAGTAGACTCTCTTAGCTACTATTCAATATTACAAAAACAATTAGATCAAATAGTCTACATCCCAGAATTTGTCAAACTTGATTTGGCCCGAGATGGATTTCACTATGATATAAAAACAGCAACAAATTTTGCAAATAACATAAAGGAGTTAATATGTCAAAACGAATATTAGTAATGGGATTACCAGGTGCTGGGAAAACCTATCTAGCACAACATATTGTAGATCATCTACAAGCAGATAAAAAACGTGTGGGTTGGCTTAATGCCGACGATGTGCGTAAGAAATACAACGATTGGGATTTTAGCGAAGCAGGTCGTATTCGTCAAAGTTTACGTATGCGTGAACTAGCAGATGCTATGACTGATGTAGATTATGTTATCTGTGACTTTGTTGCTCCATTGGTTGAAATGCGTAATAACTTTAAAGCAGACTGGACTATTTGGGTTGATACCATTGACAAGGGTCGATACGAAGATACTAACAAAGCCTTTATCCCGCCTGAAGTTTATGACTTTAGAATTACAGAACAAAATGCTGAAAAGTGGGGAGAGTTTATTGCCGCACATATTTTAGACAATCGTCGTAGACCTGTGTTTGACTGGCAACAAGAAACTGTGCAAATGCTAGGACGCTGGCAACCGTGGCACGAAGGACATCGTGCATTGTTTGAACGTGCTATTGCTAAAACCGGGCAAGTAGTTATTCAAATTAGAGATTGTCAAGGTTGGCAAGGAAGTAACCCATTTGAAATTGAAAAAGTTAAGAGCTTTATTAAGCGTGACTTGGATATGGTATATCAAGGACAATACGAAATTCAAGTTGTTCCTAATATTGTAAACATCACGTATGGACGCGATGTGGGGTATAAGATTGAACAAGAAACGTTTGATAAAAGTGTAACAGACATTAGTGCTACCAAAATACGCAAGAGTTTAGGTCTTGAGTGATACCACAAAACGTAGTCTGGCAAAAACAATTAGCTGGCGTATAACTGGTAGTCTGGCTACGTTTGGTATTAGTTATCTTGTCATTGGTAGTCTAGTTATATCGGGTACCATTGCAATTATACAAATGACCTTTAATACTATTTTATATTTTGTGCATGAACGTCTATGGAGTCGTATTTCTTGGGGTCAAACGCAGACTCTAGATTAGTAATAAGTTCATCCCATGCAAAGTCTAAGAGGTCCTGACTATAGAATCTATTGTAATTGTATTCTAAGGTCGGGACCATTTCTAATAGCATCTCACTTAAATCATCTAGACTGCGATTACTTAAATCGTGTAACAATGCGCCAATTGCATGCATACGCTCTATGGGATCTTCTATATCGTCGTAGCTTTCGTCGAACCAATGGCCAAAAGTTTTAAATCCATATTCTTTTAAATACTTTAAATTGTGTGCGGGGCCTACTAGGATAAACGGCATTTGGCTTACAATAGGTTTAAAGATCTTTTCAGTTAAGTGACACTTGCGTTCCCAATAACAAGTTTCGGTAACCACATACACAAAGCTCTCTTGCGTTTGTTCTACAGCACTTAGCACAAAACTATGATTGGGTATGTGTGCATGATTTTGATAATCTATGCGTAATGGCAATGGCGCGGCGGCGATGTTATCTACTGCTTCAACAAAGATTTCTTGCGTGATCAATCCATGATCTCTAGCTTCCGCTAAGTTACTCACATAATCTTTGTTGTTGTCTGGGCACACATCGTTAAAACTAACATATCCTTGATCTAATATATGTCGTTGTATTAGTTCACTAACAAACAAACTACGATAAACACGTTTACTACTGGTAAGTCTATTAAATGAAATATATTTCTTTTTTAGTATTCTATCTTTGGGACGTTTAAGTCTTGCGTCATATCTAACTCCACGAAACCAATCGTGTGCGGCAAATATGTGATGAAAGTAATATACCACCGGACACCTATACATTTGTTGGACAGCATCAACATCATCGCTGTTCTTTTCGGTAGTAACCAAAATGAACTGCTGTCCCTGTGCATAATTACAACATACGTGGGCAAACAATTTAAGATTGTTTTTAAGAGAAACGGGCTCTTGGTCATGACATAAAAATAACGGTCCACGATTACCTGCCCAGTGGCTCATATCCCTGCTTAGATTTTCTAAATCTTCTGGACGAGTTGACCCATAAGGAATTAGGTAAAGTACTCTCGGATCTGCTACAATAGTGTCTAAGTACTGAAATATATTTTCGTAATGACTATTAAGATTATACATGTTTGATGTTTTTTACTTTGGCCCTAAGCCAAATTTATTTGAATTTGAAAAGCCTGCAACAGACTTAGATGATGCTGCGGCACAAAGCCGCACGGGTAGCTACTGGTATATTTATGGGGGTAACGACTACTCAAACTTTGATTTTGATTGGCGCCCTGCACCTTGGGAGAGTACGCACGTACATGTATTCCCTAGTCAACATCAACGCAACGGCGAAGTCTACTTTGCTAATCCCACAACAGTACATAATCGTGAATGGAACTTTAGACAAGAATCAACAGTGACACGCCTGGCAGAACGAGATCGTTGGATCGTACCACAAGGGGTTAATGACAGTATGTTTGATTATTCATGGCACCCAGATCGCACTGAACCCGACTACGAATATCGCTTTGGTACACAGTGGCAAAAGGAAGGTGGACCAATATATCCTGGACAAGCAGGTGTAAAGTATATGCATGATCAACGTATTAAGGCCGGTGCTACGCAGATATTCTACATGGACTTTATGAACTCTACGTTCAATAGATTCCAATTTGATTTATTACGAGTAGATCATCCTAGTATAAAGAAAACACGTTATGTAGATAATCATCTTAATGTATTTAAACGCATTATGAATTTAGCCACCACAGAGTTTGTGTGGATTATTAGTAGTATCTGCGACTACAACCAATTTGACTTTACATGGCATCCTCCGGAAGAGCAACGTGAAATGATACATTGTTTTCCTACCGGATATGAAAAACGTGGCGACACATTCTACGTTCATGTGCCTAGCTTTAAACAACAGATGATTGATTTAGAATTATTAGATTGGTTTAATGTTATTAACTATTGCAAAGATCAAACAGTGGAAAGGTTTGATACTCCGGTGCATGTCTACGATTCGGATAACCTTGTTGACGTAATTAAAAATTATGAATTTAAAACCCCGTATGCGTTGTTTACCAACCAACCCGACACCCGATTCACAGAATCTACTTGCTTGTGGAGTAAGAAAGACCGCACGGTTCAACGTTGTAGTGTCAGCGGTGCTACATGTTTAGTACCCCGCGATATCAAGGAGTATTTAGACACACAAATCTACGATTATCCCTACCTTGAGGACTCGGTATTGCGTATTAACGAATACGATAGGCGATCAAAGAATCCCTGGATGGACATTGTGTTTATCAGTAACGGGGAACCATTGGAACAAAAGCACTTTGAACATTTGGTGTACACCAGTAACAACTATGACGTGAAATGGATACGTGGAGTCAATGGGCGCACAGAAGCCATACGTGCAGCCGCAGAAGCCAGTGCCACACCTTGGTTCTTTTGTGTGCCTGCAAAGCTAGCAGTTGACACTAAATTTGATTGGTATTGGATGCCTGATTACTACCAGGGACCCAAGCACTATGTGTTCACTGCACATAATCCTGTGAATGGATTGGAGTACGGGCATCAAGCAATGGTATGTTACAATCGTAATTTAGTATTAAACACCACTGATCCGGGCATTGACTTTACACTAAGTCAATCACACGAAGTTGTTCCTATCAGTTCTGGCGTGGCCGAGTTCAACAGCGATCCATGGACCACTTGGCGTACAGCATTTCGTGAAGTAGTTAAACTGCGACATTATATGACCGTAGATCCTACACTGGAAACCGAACACCGGTTGCATACTTGGTGTACAGTTGCACGGGGTCCTAACGCAGAATGGTCGTTGCGTGGATCAAAAGATGCCACCGAGTACTATAATGCAGTCGGTGGCAATTATGACGAGATTATGAAAACCTATAGCTGGGCTTGGTTACAAAATCACTTTAAACGTTGTTGCCAATAAGGGCTTTCTGTAAACCAGCGATGGTAACGCTGAAAGCCTTCTTCTACATCTACAATAGGATCAAATCCAAAATCTCTACGAGCAGCGTCGATATTCAATGCACCTCGACTAGGGAAGTCAGCATCTTTATCTTTAACAATTAATCTTCCGCCACCGGCTAATTTCAATGCTAGTTGTGCAGCCTGCAACAATGTAGTGCTGTGACTCTTTGTAATATTATAAGTCTTGTTATTGGTATTTTCACTCAACGTGGCCTGTACAATACCACGTGCGGCATCTTCAACATAGGTAAAGTCTAACGTCTCTCCTGCCCCATTAACGTTGAGAGTGCTTCCTCGCATGGCCGCGAGCATAAATTTTGATACGACTCGATCCTCAACGTCGTACTCACCGTAAACAGCACTAGGGCGAATAATAGTGTGGTTAAAGCAACCACGGCGGCTATAATCTTTAACCAACCATTCCCCGGCAAGTTTAAGAATGCCATACTGACCTTGTGGACAGCAGTTGTAATCTTCTGTAACATCATCTTTGAAATCTCCATAAACCATTGAACTACTAATATAAACAAACTTTGGAATCTTAAATGCTTTGGCAAGTTCTAAAAGATTAACTAATCCAGTACTCATGACTTCTGATCCCACAACAGGATTTTGGTTAACTACTTTTTGTCTAGGAAAACTAGCCAAATGTATCACAGCATCACAGTCATGAAATGCTCTAAAGAAATCTTCAATAGGTTTTTGTTCCCTGATATCTAAATGGTGCACAGGAGTGTCCATCCGAGCCAGGCGAGATTGATTTAAATATTCTAGTTCAGATTTATCTAAGAATCCATAGTCTGTTATGCTGTCAATGACAAAGCAATCGTGACCTAGTTTTTTGAGTTGCAGAACAACATTGTGACCAATAAACCCTGCGCCGCCAGTTACAATAAATTTCATACAGCCATTTCTGCTTTAATAGCACCGTGACTAGTATACCCATCAAGTCTGATATCTTGCGGTTTAAACCTGTTAATGTCTGTGATATCAGGGTTTAACCAAAGTTGGGGGGCCGGTAAGGGTTCACGTGTTAGCTGTTCTTTTACCTGCTCTACATGATTTAAGTATATGTGTGCGTCACCTAGAGTATGAACAAACTCTCCTACACCCAAATCGCACACTTGAGCTATCATCGCTGTTAAGAGGGAGTAGCTTGCGATGTTAAAGGGTACACCTAAAAACATGTCACAACTTCGTTGATACATCTGACAGCTCAATTTATTATTGCTTACATAAAATTGAGCCATTACATGACACGGGGGCAAGGCCATCAAGTCTAACTCTCCGGGATTCCATGCTGATAATATATGTCTTCGTCCGTTCGGGTCTTTTTTTATACCTTCTATTAACATAGATAGTTGGTCGACCTCTTTGATATGTAATGTACTGTGACGATTGTATGTGCTACCAAAATCGTCTTTAAATGTTTCTTTTTTGTGTTCCACAGGAGTGCGCCAATGACGCCATTGTACTCCGTATACACGACCTAAGTCGCCTTCGAACTTGGCCTTAGGTTTCCAGTATGGTGCTAATGCATTTGGTGTCCAGATAGTAACAGCGCCATCTCTTGTGCCGTGTGTGAGTTCTGCTAATCTACGTTCATCACCTGATCCTTCGATAAACCATAATAGTTCACCAA